TAAACAACAGTTTACGCCTCTTGCTCCATTGCGATTTGCTGATCTTGTTCCTCAAGCTATTCCTATGACTCACCGTCATGATATATCACATTTTCGTGACTTTCATGGTGAGTTGAGAGGGATGTTTGAGGTACCTATCTCTAGGATCCCTATGACGGCGCGGCCTTGTCGTCTTCTAGAAGATGCCAAGCGTATCTTCCATGATGATGCCAAGTTTGCCGCTCCTTATGGAGATCGTTGTTATGCTCAGGCTGAGTTTCGTGATGGATCTGTTCGGGAACAGTTCTTCACACCGTATGGAACTTGGCTTAACAAATGTCTTCGAAATCCATCTCTGATTGCAAAGAGAAAAGCTCGTGAAGCGAGTGTGCAGTATGCGTTGGAAGATTACTGGGCCTCAATAAAGCCTTGTTTGACTCCAACACGTCCTGCCACTGTGCGTCAAGCTGTTGTTGGTGTTCGTGAGTATGTGAAAACCATGAACTTGAAGACATCTGCCGGTCCTAATCACAAAGGAAAGAAAAGTGATTTTATTGAAGTGTTTGACGATAGTGTATTCCTCTCGGAAGAGATCGAAGAGCGAGTCAATCATCTTGAATCAATTCTGGAGTCTGGTGAGGCTCCTGAACTTTTTGTGAAAGTTGTGATGAAGGACGAAATCCGTGAATACAAATGGCAGAAGTGTATCGATAAGGATGAAGAGTGTTTTGCACCAAAGGCCGCCCGCGCGTTCTTTGTTTCTCCTGTCGAGTGGCTCATTATAGCACAACGCTATCTTGGACCTCTTTACGGATTTCTCTCAAAGTGGCCTGAACTTTTTAACACATGTGTTGGTGTTAATGCTCACTCCCGTGATTGGGAGCGAATTCGAAAGAAGTTCGTGGGCTGCTATGAAAGAATGATAGATTCTGATGTTGAAGGCTGGGATTGCGCGATTCTTGTAATGATTATGATGATTGCGCGAGAGATCCTAATCAGAATTGCTCGTGTCGTTGGATATGCAGAACGTGAGATTCGAATTCTCAACTGTATTCTAACTTCCGAGTTTTGTCCTACGCTTATGGCGCAGGAAGCCTTCATCCGATGTGCGTGGATCATGGTTTCTGGTAAGGTGGGAACTGCAGAGTTCAACTCTATGTTGATGGCAATTTTCTACCGAATTGTTTACTATGAAGCTTACTTTGACAAGGGATTGTCGTGTGAGCCGCCCCCGTTTCGCGAACAGGTTCCTCTTGATACCTATGGCGATGATGGGTTGGGTGGTGTCAGAGATACGGCCTCCGAGTGGTTTGATAACCAGGTGCTGATACAAATTGGCACTGAGCTCGGAGTGAAATGCACTAATGGTGCAAAAACTCTGATAACACCGAAGTTCCGAACGATTGATGAAGTGACTCTGTTAAAGAGGCGTTTCGTTGTTGATGAAAATGGAGTTGTTTTGGCACCGTTGCCTTACAAATCGCTCTGCAAGTCACTTGCGTGGCAAACGGAGTCTTCGGTTTCTGATGACGAGCGTATGGAGGCTGCTGTTTCATCTGTTGTTTTGGAAATGGTTCATCATGGACGTGATGAGTTTGCCCGTGTAAGTCGCGAGTTGCGCTCTGCTGTTGCAGACTTGGGTTTGAATGTGGATCGTTGTGGATTTAAAACCTACGACGAAATCTACCACAAGAACTATTTCAAGGATTTCCCTGAACCTCAATTATCCTTGAGAGCATTTGGCGTGTAGCTTAACCGCCCTACCATGCAGAGCATGAAGAACCCTATTTCAATGGGGGGCCTCTACTTTTGTATGGTATGCCCTGATCATTGTTGACTTATTTTGTC